TGCTGGACAAGTATTACTAGGTACTACTGTAACTACTAGCCCAAGTTTCTCAGGAATTGCACAAAATACCGCACTTGCATCTGCAAGTGCAACTGAAGTAACACGAGTTGAAGACTTAGTTGGAATTGTTTCTGACGTTGTGCGCTTAGGATTAGCAGGTATTCCTGTTGTGGCATATCCAACAGTAACATTTGCCGCCACTGGCCTACAGAATGCACGTTTAGAACTAGTTGCAGATCGTCAAACAATTATTGACGGAACAATTAATTTTATCAAAACAACTTATCAAGACTTTGTTTATGATAACGATAGATGTGCTCGCGACGTTGGTTATATTGTTGACGGTTTATCTTATGACGTATTATACGGTGGCAACACAGCAACATTAGACACTGCCAACGCATACTGGGTTACACTAGATGGCAGCACTTACGACACACAAGTACCAGGACAAGAAAGCGTCACAGCATTGGCTATTGATCGCTTGGCATATTTGACAGACAAAGTTGTACAAGGTGTAACAGTAGTCGACACATATCAAACTGCGGTAACTCAAGTTACTAGTGGATCTAACGCTACTTCAGTTGAAGCAGCAACATTAACTGGTCTATTAGGAATTATTTCCGATGTGATTACTGGCGGTTTAGGAACATTGCCTGCTTCAGTTGACCCAGACATCACATGGGTCAGTGGTGCTATTACTGCTAACACCAGTGCATTTAGAGTAACTAACCGTACTGCAATTATTGATGCAGTAATTCAATATATTGCAGATACATTCACTGGATTCACATACAACAGCGATATTTGTTCACGTGATACTGGATTGATTCTCGATGCTGTTATCCTTGACTTTATTTTAGGCGGTAACGAACGCACAGTTGAAGCAGGCGAAGCATACTACGAAGTAGGTAACACAAGCGCTGCTCTTGTAGTAGGATCACAGCGATTCGAAACAGCAGAAGCAAACCGTTACGCTAAGAAAATTGCAAAACAAATTGTACAGAACCAAACAATCAGTCCGTTCTTTACACCACTAGGCGGCGAGCCAACACAAGTTAAGTATCCAAGTATCAGTGGCGCAGCCGCTGTAAACGATATCGAAACATTGTTTAATACTGTGATTGGAATTTTTGAAGGCGGACCAGTACCTACAGTAGTACCTAATGCTTTCCAACAAATTCCAGTAACTATTCAAGTTGCGTCGGGCGACTTCTACATTGACAACCCGATTATTATTCCAGACTTGTGTTCTGTAGTTGGCGATAGCTTACGTTCTGTTGTTATTCGTCCGTTGAACGCTGGTAAGGATATGTTCCGTATTCGTAACGGTGCTTACATGACCGGTTTCACATTCCGTGACGGTCTTGACGCAAACTTAGTGCCTAACTACACATTCAACTGGTGCGTGGCATTCGATGACCCAACGGATGACACAGTAGATCGTCAAGGATATTTTGGTCTTCGTAGAAACAAACCTCAGATTTCATTGTCGCCATATATTCAGAACTGTTCTATTATTTCGTTCTTAGGTGGTAACGGTATTTGGGTTGACGGTAATAAGATTAAAGATCCTAACGTTAGCCCTCCAGGATTTGAAATTGAACAAGAAAATCCAGTAGAAGGTATACAGCCACCGCAAGGTAAGTCCATGGTTGCTAACGCCTTTACTATGGTGTCATTCGGTGGTACAGGTTGGTTGGTAAGTAACGATGGTTATGCGCAGATCGTGTCATGTTTCCAGATTTTCTGCTTGAACGGTTCTTATGCCCAGTCAGGTGGATACTTATCTATTACTAACTCTGCTACTAACTTTGGTGTGTATGCGCTACGTTCAAGTGGTTTTAGTCCATATGCGTTCAACTTTGACCGCGGTTATGTTGCCGCAACAGGCACTAATGGTGGCCGCATTACATTAACTACTTTAGGTACTGAGCGCGAACCTGTTGCTCAATACGTTCTAAAGTTCCGCAATGCTACAACAGACGCTGATGTTACAAGTAACTTTAAAACAGCAAGTACTGAAATTAGTTTTGATTCAACTGCATTTAATGCTATCGCAGATCGCACAGGTACAATTACTAACATTGCAGGTAGCGGACCATATACTGCTACATTGACTGGAGTTAACACTACCGGTATTGTTACAGGCAAGTACTTGACTAAGACCGGCGGCGACGGTACACTAGGTAGTCTTACTACAGTTACCGCAGTACGTGCAGGCGCAAACGAAATCGATATCGAAAGCAACGGTGCAATTAGTGCAGGTGCAGGCGTTATTGAGTTTGGTGTAGGTGGCGCAATCAACCCAGTAGCAAATACCATTACACTTCCAGATCACGGGTTACTAAACGGCGACAGTCTCTACTACTATGTAGATGCAAACGTAGTTGGTAATGTATCAATTTTAGGATTGATCGACAATGGTATCTACTTTGCTAAAGTTATTAGCGCAAATACAATTCAATTGTTTAACGATAACGGTCTAGCATACGTTGCCGATATTCAAACAGGTGGCGTAGGTATACACCGTATTGCTAAAAACGTTGAAGAATTCTTCGTTGAAAATATTGTAAGCAGCCACAACAGTTACCAAACATTGGTTCTTCCAGAATCAACGCCAGACTATGTGTTTGGTATCGGAACCCCAATTACAGGTACTACTGGCGCATTTACAAACAATGCGTATGTGTACAGCTGGACTCCTGCAACTAGGGAACTAGTTGTATCGAACCAGCTAACAACTGTAGGCGAAGAACAACAACGTATCAAGTTTACTGCATTAAGTACAATCACTGCTGACCAAAGTACATTTACTGGCATTCCGCTAGTAAGCGTTGCTGATCGCTCAGATTTATACACCACAGTATTCAAGACAAACAGTACACGTACTGCAAGCGAAATCTTAAACCCATCAGGAACTATTGGATTCAAGTGTAACTTCCACCGTCCAAGTATTGTTAACAGCTCTTCACACACTTGGGAATATGCTGGTTCTGGTACAGACTATAACGCATTGCCACAAAACGGTGGTAAAACTATTCTCGCATATCAGCAATATACTGAATTGCCAGGACGTGTTTACTCATCAGGTACAAACGAAATCGGTGACTTCTTAGTTGGTGACTTTATTAAGGCTGAGAACAACACTGGTAAGATTACATTCCGTACTGAAGTTACCGTTGGACAGTTGAACGTACTACGTTTGTCATTGTCTAGCATTGAGATTAGTTCTATTAGTAACGATACCGGCCTAGGCGACAACGAAATCGGTGGTGCCAGCGATACTCGTTTGACAACACAAAAAGCTATCCGTAGTTTCATTAACAACAGACTAGGTAACGTACTTGATAAGAACGTTTCTACTAACGCAGTTGCTGGTGCACTTGTTCAGTTGAACAGTTCGGGTCAGATTAACGTTGACTTGATTCCGCCACTACGCGGTGTTACAACTTACGCTTCTACAACATACGGTGGCCGCTTATTACTAAGTGAAAAGATCCCAAGTGTTGAAGTGTTCAACGGCGACAACGCAAGCGAAACTTATCAACAACAAACTCTAACATTAACTGGCGGCACACTAACTGCGGTTGTGGGAGATTTGATTACACAAAACGGAACAACAGGTTCAGGGTATGTTAAAGAAGCTGTTACTAGCGGAACAAGTGTAATACTTTATGGCGTTACAGGCACATTTACTGAAGATAATGCTGCACAAACTATTCGTAAGAACGGTACTACTGTAACTGGAGTTTACCCAAGCGGTCTAACTGCTATTACAGAAATTGTTGACAACTACTTCTTGAACAACGATACAAGCAGTCAATTCTTGTTGCTAGATGGTCCAGGATACGACTTCACTGTTGGTAGTACTATCACTAGTGCAATTGGTCTTGCTCAAGGCGAAATTACAGAATATCGTGAAGGTGTTCTATACGGATTGAACCTAAGTTCACTAGTTGGCGGAAGTTTATACACTCCAGGTAGCGGTGCAGTAACATATACCAATGTATCATTAACTAACGTTAGCGGTACAGGTACAGGTGCTAAAGCAGACATTACTGTTACTAACGGTGCAGTTACTGACGTAACAATCGTTAGCGGCGGATCTGGATATACAACCAGCAGTGTGCTAAGTGCTAGTGCTGCTACAATCGGTGGAACAGGATCTGGATTCCAGATCAATGCTAACCGTGCAGATACTCGATTGTATGTTGACTTAGTTGGTAACAAAACAAAGTTCAATGCAACTGGTGCAGTTAATGATTATTTTGAAGATAATACAGCACCAGTAGTTACAATCAGTAACTTAGCAACATTCAGCACATTTAGTTTCAACGCTGCATCAACTGGCGCAGGCGGAGATGTTAATACTGGCACAAGCCGTATTACACTATCCGGACACGGATTAACTAACGGCGACGCATTGATTTATAGCAATCAAGCAAACACTAGTGTGGGCGGATTAACTAATAATCGCGGATACTTTGTTAAAGTAATCGATGCAAGTACTATCGAATTGTATTCTAACTATGCACTTGGACCATCGGATCAAGTATTGTTAACATCAAGTTCTACAGGAACACACACGTTAACACGTAACATTGTTACAATTGGTTCAACAAGTTTAAGTTTCTTCTATAAAGCAGCACATGGTTTAACAACTGGTGATCCTGTACTGGTAGAAGGTGCAGATTTGCCTGCAGGTTTAAACACAGGTGCATACTACTTTGTTGGTAGTGTAAGTACAAATACATTTACATTACATTCAAGTCGTGCCAGTGCATTAGCAAGCATCAGTGGAGCAACTTTATCTAAAGTTACAGTAACTGATATTGGTTCAGGCAGTGCAACACTAACAGTTCAGAATGTGGCATTTAATGCAACAGTTAATGACAGTAGCAAACTAGCAGGTAACTGGGGTAGCGTAAGCGTAAGTAGCCTGGATGCAAGTAACGTTGTATCTGGTGTGTTTGCATCTAGTAGACTAGCCAGTGCAGGAACTGCTAACACACAAACATTCTTACGTGGTGACAGCTCTTGGGCATACGCAGTACAAGGTATTCGTAAGAATGCAGGAAGTTCTATCAGTCTAAGTGGTGATAGTTATACAGACGGTGGCGACACTATCTATTATAACCAGCCAATTCTTGACGTTGATAAAGTAGACGGTGACGGCGGATCTCCTAACTTTACTAACCCAGGTGTTGCAGCGTTTGATAAGAGTCAATTTGCAGTTGGTAAGCCTACAAACGTTCCAGCAGATACTGGTAACGTAAGTATTAAGCCTGGTGTTATTGATGCAGGTTTCTTAAGCGGTCAACCTGGAACATACTATACTAATCCAGACAATTTGAGCAAGGCTGTGCCAGTGCTTAAAGGTGGTACAGGTCTAACAACATACTTACAAGGCGACTTGTTGTATGCAGGTGCAGGCGGATCATTAACTCAATTACCAATCGGCGGCGTAAGTACAGTTCTAAGTTCAGACGGAGTTACCCCAACATGGGTAGCAGATTTAAACTTAGCTGGTGGTGTAACTGCTGGCAATGCAGTATTCAACAGTGACGTAAACAGTACAAACACTACAAGCGGTTCACTACAAGTTATTGGTGGCGCAGGTATTACTAAGAACATGTATGTAGGCGGTAGCTTAACTGTATCGGGTGCTATTAACTTTAACAGTTCGTTAGCTATTACAGGTGATGATGCTGTTATTACACTAAGCCCAGGCGGCGCTGGTACAGTAAGCATTCAGCCAGCAGGTATTACCACTATTGGTACAACCGGTGTCCAAACTACACTAGTTGGTAACCTAAGTGCAACTGGTAACCAGCAATCGATCAACTTCAGCCCAACAGGTACTAACAGTGCTATCACTATTAACAGTGCTGGTACATTAACACTAGGTAGCGCCGCAGTTGGTGGTATTGCTGTTACTACTGATATTACCAGTGCAGGTGATATTGCAGTTAACGGTGGAGATATTACCACAACAGCAACAACATTCAACTTGTTGAATGCGACAGCAACAACTATCAACTTTGCAGGTGCTGCAACAGCATTGACTATTGGTGCAAGTGCAAGTGGTACAACTACTGTGCGTAACAACTTAACAGTTACGGGAGACTTAACTGTTAACGGTACTAACTCTATTATCAACGCTACTAGCGTGACTATTAGGGACAATGCAATTCAGTTGGCTAATACTACTACACCATCCAACGCAACAGCAGACGGCGGTGGTATTATCTTAAGAGGTACTACAGATCATACATTGTTATGGGACGTTACTAACACTAACTGGACTAGCAGTGAACACTTTAATATTGCTTCTGGTAAGTCATTCAAAGTTAATAACGTTGCAGTTCTAAGTGCTACAGCATTGGGCTCAACAGTTGTTGGATCTAGCTTGACTAGCGTTGGTACACTAACAGGCGGTACTTGGAACGCTTCAGTTATTGCTGGTCAATATGGCGGTACTGGTGTTTCTAACGTTGGTAAAACTATTACACTAGGCGGTAATTTAACAACTACTGGTGCGTTTAATACTACTATTGGTGTTACAAACACTACCAGCGTTACATTGCCAACAAGCGGTACATTGATCGGTACAAACGACAATGGTACAGTTTCTAATACAATGTTAGCTGGATCTATTCCAAACAGCAAGTTGGCAAATAGTACAATTACATTGAACGGTAGCGTTGTTAACCTAGGTGATACTGTAACAGTTACAGCCACGTTGGCAAACAACTTGACTGTTGGTACTGGTCTACAATTGGACAGTGGTACAACGTTCAACGGTAGTGCAGGCCGCACCATTAGCATTACTAGCGGTGTTGTAACAACTACTGGCACACAAACACTAACTAACAAGACATTTACTGATAGTTCAACAACGTTCCAAGATGACGTTGATAACACTAAGAAAATGTCATTCCAGTTATCTAGTGTTGCTGCAAATACAACTCGTACACTGACAGTTCCAAACGTTGATGGTACCATTGTTACAACAGGCGATAGTGGTAGTGTAACTAGCACAATGTTGGCTGGTAGTATTGCTAATGCTAAGTTAGCAAACAGCACAATTAGCGGTGTGAGCTTAGGTAGCAACTTAAACGGTCTAACAGCAGGTTCGTTCTTAACATGGAGTGTTGGTACAACTTACAACGGTAGTGCCGCAAGTACATTGGCTGTAAACGCAACCAATGCTAACACAGGTAGTACTGTTGTTGCACGTGATGCTTCAGGTAACTTTAGTGCAGGTACAATTACTGCTTCTCTAAGCGGCCTTGCAACTAGTGCTACCAACATCCGTGTAAGTGCAACAGATTATGCTGGTTCAACAAGTTCTTCTGCTAATACAGTTGCACTACGTGATGGCGCTGCTGATATCTATGCTAACTTGTTCCGTGGTACTGCTACATCAGCACGTTACGCTGACTTGGCAGAAAACTATCTAGGAGATGTTAAGTATGAAGCAGGTACAGTTGTTATGTTCGGCGGTAATGCTGAAGTAACATTGGCAACAGACGGTACACGTCGAGTAGCAGGTGTTGTTTCTACGAACCCAGCTCACTTGATGAACGATGGACTAAAAGGCGAAACAGTTGCGGCAATTGCTCTCCAAGGTCGTGTGCCATGTAAAGTAACTGGTAAGATCCGTAAAGGTGATATGCTAGTTGCCGCAGGCAATGGCTACGCTCGTGCTGAAGAAGATCCAAAACTAGGCCAAGTAATTGGCAAAGCATTGGAGGACTTCGACGGAGAGAGTGGAGTTATAGAAGTCGTCGTAGGACGTATGTAAAACAAAAATGCCCCGCAAGGGGCATTTTTTATATCAACTCAACTATATCAAATACTGTTTGAAGTTTTGTGCGTATTGTTTTGTTACTAAAACTGCTACGCAATCCTTGATGTAAAGGCTTTGGTGCACTATCTATACTGCACCACGCCCACCCTTGATGTTCGCTACTTAATGTAGGAATGAATTCGTTGTCAATTACACACAAATATGTATGAAAGTTAAAAACGTTGTCGTTACTGACAAATGTTTCTAACGGAATTGTTTTCTTGATGTTAGGCATCGATCCAATTTCTTCTTGGATTTCTCGCTGCAAGCCTTGCCACGCAGTTTCGCCTTCTATATTTGTACCGCCAACTAGTCCCCATGTGCCCGCATGTTTACCAGTTGCTTTTTGCAACAGTAGAATCTTACGTGTAGACTTGGCGTAAAATAATGCGCCTGAACAGACAATTTGATCTTTCATAATCGTACTTAGTTACAGTACGATACGCCAAGATCCTTTCTGATATTCGCCCTCAAATGCACGAGTCCACTCTCCGTCCTCGTACTTGTATTGCACACCTGTACGCAAGTTAGTAACATACAGTAGTTGATCTATTGCAGAGGCAGATTGTGCAATAGTCCAGTTAAATCCGTCCCATTCGATAATATCATTAGCTACCGCAGTAAATCCGTTCCATGCACTATTTCCTTGCGGAATATCGTTTAATAACAAGTATCTGGGATTTCCAACAGGTGTGCCTGGATTAAATGTCTCTGGATTAATAATAGCATCGATGGTGCCGCGAGTAATGCCTGTTAATTCATTCACAATTAATGAGTTAGTATTGTAAGTATCTTGATCGAAGTTAATGACCAACTTAGTTTCATCTAATGGGTTCAATGCCAATGTGCCCACGATCTCATTTCCGTTAATTTGAGTAAGGAAAATCTGACTAGATCCTGCACGGAACTTACCAGCATACTGATCTAACAGTAGACGCCAATTAATATCTGCGCCTGTTTTTGCCCATGCTGCGGCAGCATCTTCTGAAAGAGTGGCTATAATATCTTTAGGATCCAATAGCTCTGCAAAATACTGACCTGTAGCAGTATTGTAGTATACAAACACATCAAAGCCGCCGATGTTTATCTTTTCTGTAACGTCTAAGCTATAGCTTTCGTCATGAATATTCATAACGATGTCATGAATAACGCCCAGACGTTTTACTTTAGTTGGAGGACTAATGAAAATTGGACTTTCGAGAGTTAATGTAGCAATATCGATATCACTATCAATTCCTTGAGGAATTTGTCTGCTGCTAAAATTGATATTAGTTAAATCTAATACGCTAATACTAGTCCAGTCGATATAGTTGTCTGTAGTTTGTAACTCTAAACTTGGATTGAACAGCATTAGGATCTGTTCCATAATCTGTAATTTTTGATCAGTGTTAGTTGACCAGATGTCAACTTTAACTGATAGTTTGTACGGCGTTGGCATTAATCGCTCAACAGTGTAACCTGATCCTTGTGTTGGTTCATAGCCGGTAACATTACCGTTACCGTCATAAATCTTTGCTCGTTCGCGGATGTGTACTTTGCTTACGTGAGTTGAATCTGCTAATCTAGTTCTGTCTAATTGTAAATCGTTAATATAAACAGCAATACGAGGAGCACTTGGTATTTTATTTTCGCTATTTTCTTTAATAATGTTTGCAACCTGTCTGCTCATATCACCATAGGTAACAGGCACAGTTACTTGCTTACCGTCTGCTGCTTGATATTTAAATCCGCTGAGTGTGCGAATTATTTGACCCACATAGCGTCTAATTTGTCCATCATAAAACCACATAGCCATTATTGTTTCTCCATCCAGACACGTTTACCGTCAATCAATTTCCAAGTTTTTCCACGACAATGCTGATTGGATATCATTGTTATTGCTTTATGTCTTTCTCTCTTTTCCTCGGAATAAGACCATATGCCTGTTTTGCCTTTGTGACTATGAATCTTACTATGTGTTTCGATACCGTTGTTTGTTTCTCGTCGTCTAGCATGGGCAGTCTTTTGAGATTCAGACATCCGTATTTTACTTTTTTCATTATGTAATTTATTGCCACCCGGTTGTCTGATATTGAATCCATTATTAATCGAATCGTATTCTGTTACATACTGTTCTTCTAATAAATTTAACTCTTCTAACGAGTTGGCTATTGCAATAACTTCAAATGTAAAACTATCTGTTCCGTATTTTTTTAAAGCATTGTGAAAATGATGTGTTTTTTCAGAATATCGACTTCCTGAAATATGTTCTAGTTTTCTTTGATTAGGCGACTGAACAGTTTGTCCTATATAACATCTATTAGTCTCAACATGTGTAAATTTATAGATATACATTAATTGTCCGCCTGAGGTTTAATTTTACGCAAAGCCTTGCTTAGACTTTGACGTTGTTCGACTACGGTGTCGTATACAGTCCATCGTAATTTTGCATCAGTTATTCCTGGGTGCCCTATTACAAAAGATAGTTTGCCACTTTCGTTAGACTTTGTAATTGTAGTTGCTTGCCCAGATTCATTGACCCATACTTCAACATGCAAATCGGCAGCATAGTTTACATCTGTTAATACATATAAGCCGTCAATTCTGCTTTCAAATGCTACAGTGCCTTCGCCTAATGTAAACATTGGGGTTTTAGACATGTCGATAACGTCACTCTTAATCTTAGAAATACCACTCTTAGATGCATTATTAATGAAAGATGTTTTCTGTGTCTGACGTTCGTCGTTATTAGTTAAGGTCATACGCACATTGTCTTCTTGCTTGAGCCAACGATTACCGTCCCATTGAAACAATCTGTTTGGGAGGTAATCTGTTCTTAAGAAACTATCTCCAATAACCGGGCCCTGTGGGAATTG